AGGAATTTTACCTCTGTTCAGATCACCATCTTGGGTTAAAGATCTACCAACAATGCTACCTGTTTGAAAGTACATATTTAAAGCTTCCGCAGGATTATAATTCGTTCCATTGCCTAAATCCACTTCTGCTAAACCGTCCATATCTAAAAATATTCCATCAGGAACTATTCTAGACATAACTTGTTGCAGTTTTAAATGCGTTAGTTGAATCATATCAGCAAAGCTTGTTATTCTGCTAACTATAGATTCAATTTTACCTTTATACATTCTTGGAGCAGCAATTGTATAATTCATTTTTACTTTTGTAGTATCTGCATAAGGCCTTGACATATGCTCCGCTAATCTCCAGTCAAGCATTGTGTTGTTACCTAAAACCTTTGCCCCAGTATATAACACTTCAATTGTTCTAGATACTTTTTTAAAGTTATCATTTTCAGGAGGATTAAAACTATCATCTTTTTGTATAACTTTTTCAAGACCACTTTCAGTCTGTTTAATTTTAAATACTTGGTTGTTATAAGTTTTATATTCAAAATAAAGCACTTGCACCGTATTTTCATCATAATTTCCCCAGCCAGTAATATATTGTTTATTACCTGGCATATTTTGAATATTCTTTAATTCTTCTTCAGAAATATGTGGAAATTGTTTTTTTAATTCAGGTATAGTAATAGACTTAATCTCGCCGACATAATAAATATCTTCAAAATTAGGATCTTCTGTATATGAATAAACCAAATAAGCAGGATCTATATATTCTGTAGTAATCCCGTTGCTTTTATTAAAGTTAGTTTTTGCTGCACCAATACCAATAACAGTTAAATCGTAATTTATTCTTCTTTTAATCGATTCGTATTTATTAAAATCAAGTACATTATTAATAGCTTCTTCTTCTGCTATTTCAATAGCCTCCTTGTAACTAGTTTGTAACATTATTTCTAGTTCTTCTGGCGTTTCTGGCAATTGATCTGCAGGTATAGATGAATTAGAAAAATCTTCCCCTAATATTTGATTACCAATTTGCTGAAGTTCTTGTGTATACATGTCACGTAATACAGCTTTAGCATAATTTGTTTTTTTCTCAATAGACACTGGGTCTTGAGCATATGCTTTTATTTCAACTTCTTTTTCTGATATACCATTTACTAAAATATCTACAAACTTTGGTATTACAGGAACTGGTTTCCAATCTAAATTAAGATAAGATATATCGCCATTTACAGCAAATTCATCTTTATATTTTTGTATTGATTGTTCACCCCTTGCATATAATCTTAATGAATGAAAATTATTCCAATTAGTTAAATATCTATTACCACTAGTTCTACCTTGGTCAAACCACTCTTGTTCAATAGCATGAGCTACCTGTGTACCATATTCTAAGCTAGCTTTTTCGGCATCGCTAACGACTTGGCTAGGAAAAGAACTATTGGTATTTGTTTGTATATTCATTTAAAGTATAATTTTTGAGGTACTACCATCATTATTGTATTTTTTAAATCCTAAGGTAACTGTAGGTCTATCCACTTTATTTATTGGGGCATATCTATTTTTATTACAAGCCATTATAGCAAGTCCTGAACTAATAGAAGCATCGTGAGAAGTTCTTTTATTAATATTAAATTTTGCCCAGTCATTTAGCGTTCTTTGAAAATACATATCTCCATAGCCTTCACCTAAAAATCCCACATAAGTTTCAATGTAAGATTCAATAGCAGCCGCGTGAGCTTGCTTTATATCTTCACTTGAGTTAGGTATTCCTCCTATTTCTTTTTCAGTTACCGATAATTTATTCCAAAGCTTATCTGGTCGGTTCATTGAAAAGCCTCTATAACCCCTTCTTCTTAAATAATATAATAATCTTGGTTTATTGTTTTCTGCTAGTATTGGCATACCATAAAATACTAAAGCCATCAATACGTCTTCAAAAAATATTTCTGCAGTTTGGGGTCTTGCAATATATTCTAAGAAAAAACTATTTGGTGGCACATCTTCCATTGAAAATTTAGTTAGTCCATGTAGCGATCCGTTAGACGCTCTTGAATCAACTGTTCCTGAAATATCATAACTATCACAGCCAAATGCCCCTAAGTCTTCATTACCAGGATATTTAATGCCATTCTTTATTATCACTCGGTTTTGAAGATTTTTATTAGGAACCCAAGAAACTTTAAACCTTCCATCTTTATTTGGCATAAATATTACTCTAGTATCTTTTATTCCATTCTCCCAACTAAAACTTCCAGTAGTAACTACTGATGAGTTTCTTAAATCTTCATTATAATCTATTTGCTCATAGATTTTTGTTAAATTAAATAAAGATTGTTTTGTTTCATCTCTAAACGCATGCTGCTCTGTTCTTGGAAACTGACGATAAAATTCGTTTAAACCATCTTGGTCACTTTTTAAACCATCAACCTCATTCTCCCAGTGCTCTATAACCCCAACGTCAATCCATTGGCCATCAACTCCTTTAATTGGTTCTGCTGGCGTTTCGAATACAGGTAGTCCATAAGTATCAATGAATCCTTCGAAGTTCCATTCCATAGGTATGAACAAACTATATAATCCTGAGCTAGTCTGTCCATTGCGGTTTCTTTTAGCAACGTTTGATTCGTCATAAAGTTTCTTAAAATTATTCCCTCCTTTATCTAAAGCGTTTGATGTTGATCCCATCATGCACTTGCCAATAATCTTACTACCTAATCTTAACGTTGTTTTCGTGACCCTCCAGTTATTGAGGATATTGTCCGGTCTTTCCCATTTCCCTGATTCATCGTGGACGAGGAGCCGGAGCTTCTCTCCGTCGTACGAGTTGTCTCCGGTGTTCTTCCAGTCGATTGTTGTATCGAGCCCCTCGAGTTCCTCTCTGGTCTCCTTTGACGTGATTGATTTACGGGTAAACTTTGACGCCGGGACTCTATATGCCAATTCTGTCTTGGGGCGGTCCATTCCGTCTTGTATTGGTTTAAAAAAGAACGGGTAATTAACTGATATTGGAACCACTTTATCTGTAAACATCTTTTTTGCATCCGCTCCAGATTTTGATAATATTCCAAACCGTGCGTCTGAAGTACTTGTAGCTTGGTTAACGGCCTCCCCTGAAGCCATAAAGCTAAATCCTGATCGTCTATTTTTAAGATAACACATTCCATAGGATCTACTATCAGCTTTACAGGCTTCCCAAAATATGAAGAAAATTCTATTTGCTTCCCTATAGTCTGGCCTCCCAACATCAATCTTGGTCCACTGCAAGTACATGTAATGAGTACCAGTAATATAAGTTGGAACTTTATTATTATAGAACCAAGCCCCCTCGTCGCGTTTTGTAAACTCCTCATCAATATACCCATACCATTTATTTTTAAAATTATCAGGATATGTTTCCCAGTCAAAAACAGTTTTAATATTGTGTAATTCTTTTGGGTATTCACTTGCTACCCATCTGTTTTCAGTATTAACAACTTCCTTAGGCTGTTCTGGTAATGCTATTACTAAGTTTTGTATTTCAATTATCTCACCAATCTTACCAGTTTTACTTATAACTATAATATCGTATTCTTTATTATAGCCATATTCCCATTTATTATAACGATTCATTCGTTTTATAATTTTGGGTTTAATTGGTGTTATTGTTTTTATAAGAGATTGTGTATACATTATTTTGATCTCTTTTCAGCAAACCCACTAAAACTTTCTTTTTGTTTTATTGGTTTATCCTCAATTAAGTTTCTTTCAGCTTCAATACGGTTTAAAATTTCAAAAGCATCAAATATTGCTAGTTTTTTAGTTGCTGCTGCGTTTTTTAATCTATCAGCAGAAACATCGTCTTCCGTACCAGTAACAATTTTTTCTTCAGCTACTTTAATTAATTCCTCAACTGCTTTCTGTCCAGCTAGGATTATATTTAATTTCGTCTCCTTTATATTCATATTTAATTACAATATCATTTGATTTCATGCAATACAATCTTTCGTTATCTATAACAAAATCATATTCGCTATTTGGTGTATACCCGACAAGGTCCCCAGGATTGATTTTAAGCTTGTTTAAGGAGCTATTGCCATACTTTAGTATACCAATAAGCTTTTGCTCTTTTTCAAGTGAAAATTGATCTTTATTTTTTAAAGGAGAAACAAAGCATCTGTCTCCAAAACTTTTCCAATCTTTATTACTTTTATATAAATAAATTTGATCTAAAGCACAAAAATATAAATTGTCTTTAAAGAATGATCTACTATCTTTTTGTTTACCTTTCATATCATAAAATCTTCTAAAGACATTATGATGTATTACAATAGTATCACCAACTTTTATACCTGTATCATATGCTAATGGAGTTTTAACAACCTTAGCCATATTATTTACAAATTTCCAACTTTCAATTTTTGTATTTACTATTAAGTTTTTTTTACCAATCTTAATATTATTATCGTATCTTTCCCCTAAAGGTTCTACAATAAAATCGTATATACTATTCATTAATATTCAAGATCATATTCAACGGATATTGCCATGTTTGAATTAAACTTCTTCCATGGCATTACCTCGTTGTTTTTCTTTATATAAATATTATAAGAATTATCTTGTTCGTCTAAAAGTATGTAAGCTATTTCGTGGCCCCCATATACTTGTTGACCAACTGAATAATGCATTGCTTCATTCTTGTAATCAGAACCAATACTTATTTTTCTTATAATAGAACTCATTATTCAGTATCTTTAACTATTTCAGTATAAGAACCTGTTTCAATATTAATGGTAATTGCACCATATTCTTTTTCAAGCTCTGCTTTATACTCTTCAATTTCTTTATTAAGATCTGCCTGTTGATGCAATAATACGTGTTTTTGTGTTTCTACAAAACCAATATCTCTTAAAAGAGTATTTAATTTTTTTTGTTGTTCTTGAACTTTAGTTAATTGTTCTTTTGTAATTTGGTTTTCTACTTTTTCTTTTACTTTTTTCATTTGATTAAATTTAATTGATTACTATTTACTTTGTTTTGTCTTTTAATTTTTCATAGGTTCTTAAACCGCCTAGTCCTAGCATACCTAAAAGTACGGTCATAAGATGTTCCATTTGCAGTGCGGGTGGTATTTCTTCAGGCTGTAACACCCAAATAAATAAATCACGTATAACAAAATTATACGCTAAAGCAAACCCACAAATCCACCCAATAAATGGACGCCAACCTGCAACAAATATACTGCGATGGCTAGCTTCTATTTCATTTATTTTAGTTTGTAAAGATATTAATTCATTAGGGTCTAACTCTTTACCCTTAATAGCTTCTCTTATTTCCCAAGCTAAATTACCAGCAACAGATTTGTTTCCGCCACCTCCTTTTAATAAACCTAGTAATAAGTTCCACATATATTATTTTCTTTTCTTAACGCCTACTATTTTACTTCTATAAGGTTTTACTATAGTAGCTGAACCTTTAATTATAGCATCTTGAGAACTACCTACTACAGATTTAGGTTGCACTTCTCCATAAACTTCTGTATGCTTTTCTTTTTTTAAACCAGCATATCCAGTTGAACGCCCCATTACTGTTTTACCTACTGGCTGTCTTTTTCCGCCGCCTGTAGTACCAACAAATGCTCTTCCTTCATATGGAGTACCTATAACTTCGGTAGACCCACTATAAAGACCTTTTTCAAACCCTTCAGGTGCTCCTGGATCTTGAAAAGGTTTTATTTTAGGATCTGTAAGACTTAAGGGTGATATTTTTTGTATTGCTTTTGGTAATTTAAATGCCATTGTTTTAATTTTTAGTTTTGTTATACGCTTCTTTTTCCCAAGGAAGGCTTTTATCACCTTCTTTCATTTTAGATCTTGGGTATCTTTTACCTTTCCAAAATACAGCAGAATCATTATAATCTAAATCACCTCTTTTCATTTGGTCTATATGAACTTT